TTATTTGCTTTTCTTGATATGAATGGCAAATATGCGTATAAACTCACTGATATTTAATGATTTTATCTTTAATTTATTATCATTGTGTACACCCTTGAGTACACGAAAAAAGATAGTGCTGCTCCCTTTACTGAGATTTATTGCCCCAGCATCAAGATCCCTAACTCCACCCTTCCGGCGGGCTGAGCGGTCCATCAATTACCTCAGCTTCACCGTTATGACAGATCGCGTCACCCTGGGTGAGATGCGAGACACCTGGCACCATTTGACCTGTACTCAGGTCCTCGAAAACTTCGTTGGAAAAATATGCCACCTGAACGGATCCGGCGTGCAATATCCAGTAATAGCCATCATGCATAGCATTCTCCTTTCCTCGTGCCGCTCAGTATAGGCGCGAGGCTGCTTCGGTGGTGTTAGATAAACTTCATCACTGGTTAAGCATTCCATTGAGGCTGTTACTCTGAGGATGTGCACGGCGTGCTATATGCCGCTCACTTCACGCACCGCGGCGCTTGTTTGTTCCATCGGTATGCTGGCCCGGTCATCATTTCGCGGTACCGTCTGGACAACGCCGCCCCCTCTTCCAGCTGACGTTTTAATTCCCGCAGTTCTGCCGGGCTGAGCTGGTGGTCACCGGCTGCTGCCAGGCAGAGGAACTCTCCTGCTATCGCAATTCTCTATATAAGCAAAAAAGTATCGTTTTTCTTGGGATAACGGGATAACTTCGAAATAAACAATTATTATCAATTGCTTATGCGATTAAATTTATCCCAAGGTTATCCCAGTTATCCCAAAAACAGCCAATTTATCCCAAGCTCTTAGAGCGCCGCTCTCTTTTTTGATTATTAATTGAGCAGTACAATACTAATCTGATGCTGTTATGCCAGCCAGATTGATACTTCTCTAATCTGCAGAGTTGCGCTTTTTTGCTCTAGGCTTGGCCGGCTGCTGACGTTCAACCCAGTTATCGACTTCGTGACGGTTATACAAGATTGGCGAGTTGTCCTTTGGCTGACAGTCACCCGAATAGTGTCGGTATTCCCGGCCTTCAAGCCATGACTTCTCGCGCGCAGATTTTATCGCGTGCTTTGTCAGGCCAGTAATCAACATCAGAACTTCTTCGGAAACCCATTTGTTCGGAACCAGCTGAATAACTTGCTTCTCTGACATGCGCTCACCATAAGGTTTTACAAGGTTGTGTCCCGCTCAGGCTTTCTTTTTTCTTTTTGGTGCTAGCAACTCAGCTAACTCTCTTTCCAGCTGCAGATTTGACACAATACGCCCTACAGTAGCCCCTGATTTTGTCAAAACAGCAGCAGAAGATGTCTGATGAGGTTGGGCGCTTTCATTTGCAAATTTCTCAAGACTCGCTGCGTTAGCTCTCCATGAATTACCAACCCTAAACATATGAAACCTAGTTGGATTTCGATAAATTGTACTAACCGAAATTTTCAATATCGCGGCATATTCTTTGATTGTAAGAAACTGTTCATGCATGGGATTTTCCATAATGGGTCCAATAATAAATTATGCTGAAGACGGACCCTGGAGCAGACATAATCAAGTTTCACTGCCAGTAGGCATACGCTTCGCATTGAGACGATCACGAAAACCACGCTGCCCCCTTTCCGACTTTTTGTCAATTCGCTGGCAACCTCCATGGCAACCTAACGTTTGGCAACCGGCGTTTTGCCGGAAAACAGCATGGAAACCACTCCAGTGGAAACCTGGCGCTCTGGTTACCAGAAGTGGTTACTGGTGCTGGTTACCGACCGCTGGTATCCGGTCTGCCAGTGCCATTCTGGTGGATACCAGTGTGGATACCCCGTGCTTGGATACCGGAACTGACCTTTACATCACATCATAATGAATTGCCGTTCAGCACAATGGTGAAGGGCCCTTAGAGCGATCCCTTGGGCAAAAGTGTAAAAGCGAATAAAGGTAATTAAACCGCCGAGAGGGTAGATGTGAGCCATCCCCCTTTTTGTTTTGGCCCACTTCCGTAATCTTTCTTTTACTTGGAGAAAGCCAATGAATGACAATATTCTGCTTACCAGCGATGTGCTGGCGCGATACAAGATATCCCGGAGCACTCTTTATTTCTGGAGCACCCCAGAGCGCATGCCAGCATGCTTCTCTTGCCCCTTTCCTAAACCTACCATCCCAGGCAATCCGAATCGCTGGAGGGAGTCAGAAATCGTAGCTTGGGAAGAAAAGGTTAATTTGACGAAAGCGGCTAACAAGTCATGACCTGCAGATGAAACTTTCAACCCACGCAAGTTTGGCTTAGTTGAAAGATCGGAAGAATCTATGCGCCTTATCAATTTAAGCGAAGTGATGCTCATCACTGGTTTCAAGAAAACGGCAATCTATTCATGGGTTAGGAACGGTATGTTTCCACAACCAGTTATAATCGGCAGATCTGTAAGATGGTCTCTTGAAGAGGTGGAAGCCTGGGTCCAGAACAAACTTGATTCGAGGGCTGACAGGCAATGAATGGCCTTTATATCAAGTCTTGGATCAACGTTCTTCTCCGTTGGCGTATGACTAATGAACACCTTCTGGAAAAGGCAACATTCGGATTACTGTATTTGCGACTCGGCGCACCGCCACGAATAAGTCCTAACTGAATATGATGACATTACAAATATCAGAAAAAAGGCCCCTAGAGGCCTTTATTTTAAACTATCATGCCAATCATCTATTTGGTTGTTCTTTCGGCTGACCTTCTGCCAAAAAGTTTCATGTTTGGCGGGCGGATGGTAATGCTGGAATGTTTCATAAAGTGCGTGAATGACTTGCATACAAGCGCTAACAATTTCTTGAGATCTCTCAGTTCGCAATTCAGAGCTCAATTGATATGCGGTCTCACAATCCAAAGTTGTTTTTTCCATCACTTCAGAGAGCAGATTACTAGGAATAGATAACCCACGTTGTGCGAGAACATCAGAAAGCTTGGAGATTTGCTGAGCTTTAGCTAACACGTTGAATAAAAAGCTGGATGACTGATTCACCCTTTTACTCAGCTCTTTACTTTGTTGCGCAGGGTGATCAATCGCGTCTATCGGCGAAGATTTATTGAGCCAAAAATCAACAGAAAGTTCAGAGATCTCAATAACTAGCTTTGAGACTGAATCAATAATGGACTTTGACTCTGAGCGAGTAGCGAGCTTAATTGAATTGTTATAGGCAACCCGCCACCCAAACAGAGCAACACAAAGACCAGCTAGGGTAATACACCAAGAATACTGTCCAACTTGCGCAATGAAAGACATAGGTTTTTCTGCATGTTGGACAAATTCTACAGAAATTATCTCTGGTGACACCTTAATCAACTATTAACCTTATGCTCGTTCCGGTTGAGCCATATCGATAAATTTTTCTATCTGCTCTTTATAAAATGGCACATCACTTTTGATAACCAATCGTGACTTAATGTTAGCTTTACGTAAGCCTTCTTTTCGGATTAATCCACCAAATGCTTCTTCTAAAAATGAGGATCCGACACCCAAAGCGATGCCACGAAAGTCCACAATGACTTCTCTTTCCTCGCCTTTCAGCGCTGGAACCAGAAAATCCCTACGGAACCTTTCAGCACTGTTGGGACTGTCGGTTGTATAGCGTCCGAATGGGGTTCTTGAGAACTCCTTCGCAATGACGATGTTTCTCATAAAATCATCTCCTGGGAACCAGCGACCACTGTAATAAAGTTCCTGGTATGTATTCAGTTAGCTTCTCACACCGAGGACAGCTATCTTTAGAATTATAGTTGTATCGAGCACGTCCAGTTAAGATAAGAAGCGTCTCATCATCCTCACATCCAGCGCCGATTGGGCGCTTGATATCTTCTGATCCATTGCCACGACCTGCGCCTACAAAGCGTGACTCTCCTACCAGCATAGCTCTTTCTACAGAAGATACTTCGTTTTGAATGCTATGACCATCACCATCAGGTATGAAACTCCTGAAAATCCCTAAACCAAGGTCACATACAATGAAAACAACCCGGTTTTCGTCGGGGTTGAACCATGCGCACTGCCACCAGCGCTTTCCCTTCAAAAGATGAATGTCGCCTTTGAAGGCATCGTTTTCGTAGGCATGATGCGAAACATTAAGTAGAGCCTCGCTGATAGCCGTGAGTAACAAACCTAACTGATCATCATTTAAGACAGCTTTTTTTTGCAACATGACGACAGTATCAACAATGTGCTCAAAAGGTTCGACAGCAGACTGAAAGTATCGTTCATCACGAGTCAAAGCCTTAAGCTTTTCGTCAGTACCTGCAAGCAATGCCCGAGAAAGACCTGTGCTAACTATCCAACGGTGCCCATCAGGATTCTCATCTTTTTTAGGCCAGATGAAACGAATAAAGTTAGGATCTTTTGTTAAAAACTGAGCCCTATTCACGATTGCAAAAAACAGTACTGAAGCAGCTGCAGATGCAAATTTAACCTTGCTAAGATCTACAGTCACTTTGCCTTTGTTCTTAACACCAATCGACTCAATAGAGTTGATAAACCTTAGCGTTCCAGCCCTAGAATCATCGGAATAGATGCAAAACTTTGTTGGTGGCACCAATGTTGTCATACGGCCGTCATCTATCAACAAAAAAGGTTGGGAATTATCTACTATTTTTCCTAAATTTTGTAGATGGGTTAGTGACATTCATTTCAACAACATGAACATGTTTCGTCAGCATACGCTCACTATTTGATAAGTTACCAGAGGACATTTTTGTCCTTTGGCAGATCTGCAGATTCGCGCGTTTAAGTAGCCAAAACCCTGCGAACCTGAGTGCGAACCTCTCGCCTGAGAACTGCTGAGTAAATGATAAAGGCCCTATTCCGGCTGGTGGCCCAGCTGCGGTATACTGGACAAATACACTCATCGCGCGAGAGTCTGTACGTTCACTGGCACCCTTTTGGGTGCTTTTTTATGCCTGCCGTATAGGGCGTGTCTCGAGGTTAAGTTTTATCAACCCTTCATGGGGTAAGGTGGATTTGCGCAGTTTTGTGCGCAGTTTGAGGGGGATCTCTCAAGTATGATTTGAGGCCAACAGCCCTTACCTGGCTTGCATTCGTAGGTGGGATCGTCGCGTGCGCGCGTACTGGTCTCTAAAGTCCGCGCTGCGCGGCTTGAAGCACAGTTACCGCATCGTATTGCGCCCATTCGTGACCGGCATCCGTACATTGCCGCCTCGCAAAATTATTGACGGCGCATGGCGTCGCTTCTCTCACAGCGCAGTGCTGGCGCGGCTTACATCTGAATATGGCACTTCAATCCGTCAAATACAGTCCAGGTAATTTAGCTTTAGCTTCCTGTATGGCGTAATTCAGCCACCCTTGCCGCGATCTTGCCGTTATCGAGTAGTTCTTTGGCTTTGCGTTAAACGCTCTCTGGTGTCAGTTACCGCCTCGACAGCTCGCGCGCAATCGCGTCCAACATCTGCGGCTTCGCATCCTCGATGCCTTTTTGCAGAAACTCTTTCTTTGCAGTGGAACGTTTGAACGTCTGCGGGATATTCGGATCCTGAACGTAAATAGCATAGTTGGCTGAGTAACCGATTCTGCCGGTGATGCGGCTGCCGCTTGCTACGACCTCGCGAAACTGGGAATTTATTAGTGTACTGGTGTCGATCGGAGTATAGAGAGCCGCGACTATCGAACCTTCATGTAATGCCGCATGAATGGCGCGAACTGCCCGGCGACCGGCAACATCGTTTATCATCAGGTGGATGTTGCGCCTGACCTTATTCATTCCCCTGGCTTTGATGCCCATTACTCACCTCTCATGTTGGCTGGTACGCAGTGAAAAAAGGAGCTGTTTTGGTGCGTACCTGTTTGCGTACTGCGCAATGTATTTTTTAGGACGGGCATAACTGGTCATATCGCTGTAGCCCGCAGCGGGTATGGACTTTCAGGCAATACAGCCTCTTCATCCGTCCAGAACGGTCCAGAATTTGATGTGTCTTATAGTTCGAGCCAAGCGAGCGTATTTCATTGCGTACCAGCATCGCCTCTGCGTTTCTTCTCCAGCCAGCGGCGATAGCCTTCTAACTGCCTCGCCTTTCCTTCAGGTGTCTTTGCGCCGGTACTTCTTCCGCCATGCAATTTGCAGCGCCCAGAGGAGTAGAGAGCCGTAATTTTGCAGGGGGTGCCTTTTCTGGTTGTCGCTCCGCATATCAAATCTCGACAGGCGGCAGGAAATGGTATGCGTCCGTCCATATCTTCAGCCCATTCCCGGTATAGCTTCCGCTTCTCATCTTCAGACATAAAACCGCCTCTCGATGTCAACTTTTGTCACCCTCTCATGGGGTAGGCTGGTGGCTTGACCACCAGCTACTGGATGCTCAATTGCGATATGAGGTTATCGTCTGGCTGAAGGCCGCCGTAATTACTGCCTAATAAGCTCATCACTAACCTGTAGCTTTGCTTCTTGCAGTGGTATATGAAGTTATAGCTTGTCTGGTTGGCCCACCTTCCTGTATGTCTCCTACAACTATCCTTATGACGTCTTGCCCCGTTAGTCCTTTCTCCACTTGCTGATCATAAACATTTAATGGCGTGCCATGGTTTTCCACTATCACAGTAAATGCTTGCCCGCCGCCCTGCATATCCTTGTTGCTGATCACCTTGCCGTTGTCGCCGGGGATCATGTACTGCTTGCCGGTGCTGGCACGGTAAATCTCAGGCATCCCACCCTCGCCAACCCGGTACATGCTGTCAGCGTTAACCGGCCCGCCATTCTTCCTGGCACCAGCAACCGCCAGCGTCTTCGACAGCCCTACGGTTGAAGCTATCCCGGCCATGGCTGGAACAGAGTTCGCGCCGAAGGAGGCCAGACTCGCAAGGGCTGCCGCTGGAGCCCAGGCCGAGGCTAGAATGGCAGCCTGTGACGCACCTGCCGCTGTTGCGGCCGCCCCCAGAGTCTGCCCGATAATGAAGTTTTTCAGTGCCTCAACGCCCACCTGGACAAGCGAGTTAACAACACTGTTGAGCATCGTATTTCCGAGAGATCGCATGGCGTCCTGTGCGGACATCGTTCCAGTGAGCAACCCTGTGATGGCGTTAGAGGCATTACCGGCAAAGGCATCAACAGCGCTGGTCAGCATGTCATATCCAAGCCCCTGCTGGCTGAGAAGCTCCCACTGCGCCGCTGTCATTTGCTCATTGAACTGGTTTTCCTGCGCCGTTCTCAGCGCAAAGTACTGCTCATCCGTGGCGGTCTTGGCGGCAATAAACTGGTCATGAGTAAGCGTCCCCTGCAGGTAGCCCTGTTTCAGTATTGCCTGTTCCTGCTGCTGGTACTGCTGCATAAGCGCCAGCTTTTGTGCGTTCTGGTTCGCCAGTTGCTGAACGGGATCAATTTCCGCCCGGGCCTCAGCTACAGGGTTTGCGGTGGCCTCCTGTGCCCGGATCCTCGCTAAATTGGCCTGGTGCTGCTGCTCCAGTTGCTCGGACTGCTTATTGTAGGCTTCCTGGTCAATCATCTGACCATCCAGCTGACGCCTGAGCTGCTCGCTGGCGTCCGTATAGGATTTGTTTTCCTTCCGTGCCGGGTCATTGCTGATCGCGTCGTTGAAGTCTTTCTGGCGCTGCTGGGCATCAAACAACGTGCCGGCCAGCTCGCTGACCTTCGCCTTTTGCGCATCGGTAGCTTTTGCTCCCAGTGCGGCCACCGCATTGTATTGCGCTGCCTCCCGGGTGTTTTCGTTATACCGCATCGTCAGAACGGCGATCTGCCTTTGCAGTGAGTCGATGGTGTCATCACCGCGGGCAAAAGCGTTTTTAGGCGCTTTATCCTGCTTTTTGCGGGCTTCGGCGATCTGCTGATCCAGTACGGCGGTTGCGTCTGCGAACTTCTTATCGTCAAGCAGGCCCTTGGCTTTGTACTGACTCAGTTGCTCGCGTTGCTTTATGAGCTTATCGACGAGTGTTTGCCCGGACTGAATAATCGAATTAGCGTTGTTCTCGGCGGTTTTCTTTTCAAGGTTGGTAATGTAGGCGGGCTTTTCGCCTTTCGATGGGGTGTAAACGCTCTGGGCGTCTTTACTGGCCTGTTGAGCCATAAGGATCATGGCGCGCTCGGCTTTCAGTCGGTCAACCGTTTGTTGTGTCTGCTTAATACCCCAGCCTACCCCCGCCTTTCTAGCCAAGGCTAAGTCCGACTCCGCCACAGCAAGTTGCTCTGTATTTTGTGCCAACTTCTGGGTTAGCACTACAGCGTCAGGGGCGTTTCCAATCGCGAGACTGACATTAAGCGCGGCACCGTCCAGGAGTTTCGCCAGATATCGCGAGGCACCAATGGCATTATCAATTTTCGATATCGCCACGCCAAATTGCGTTATCAGGGCATTGGTTGCTTGGGTAACGGTGCGAGGCATCGTTTCAAACTGCTGGTTAACCTCAGCAGACTGTTTCTCGATGGCCGCCAGAACTTCACCAATATCCAGCTTTCCGGCCAGCATCAACTGCCGCAACTGGTCGTATGGGACACCCATACCCGCAGCAATTTGCCGGGCCAGCTCGGGCATTTGTTCCAGCACAGAGTTGAATTCTTCTGCCTGTATCCTTCCGGCAGCAACGGACTGCATAAACTGCCGGAGTGCGGTTGCCATTTCCTGGCTGGATGATCCGCCGATCGTGCCAATCTTCTGCAGGGTCAGCACAAGGCGGTTAACATCGCTGTTGGTAGCCCCTACGGTTTTTAGAGTTGCCGTGAGCTGTTGCCAGAGGTTCACTGTATCGCCGAGGCTGGCACCGGAAACGGAGGCTATATTCACCAACTGCTGGAAACTCTTGGCCCCGACCTCTGCGCTGGATGACAGGCGAGTTACGCGAGCCTGGAGTAACGTAAACTCTTCGGATACCTGCTGAAGCTTCATCAGCGCCTGAATTGAGATATACCCTTTAACGGCCACCGCTAGGCGCGAAAAACCGCCCCCCAATCCATTCAGGGCACTATCTAATTTATCAGCTGATTTTTCCGTTTTTTTAACGGAGTTTTCAATTATCTTCAGCGCGTCATCAACTTCACCCGCCCCTGAAAGAAGCTTCCTTACATCGGCATCAATATCGACATAGTAACCGCCAATCTTCTCGCTCATAGTTACCTCAATGAATAGTTTTAGTTTTTCCGGCAATCTGTTTGCGCAGGGAGTATTCGGTGATTTGCTTTATTGCGCTGGTGCCGAGTTCCGTCAGCTGATATTCAGGCCCGTCCAGGGATATCAGGTCGGCCAGCAACCAGTAAGCCTTTTTCTCATCAGTCCGCCCGGAGTCTTTCTGTGATGACAAAAGAGCATTGCCATATAAGCCTGCAGAAAGAAGGCTCACCTCAACAGTTCCGCTAACCCCATCAATAGTAAATTCATTGCTGCCGGTCTCTCTGATTAGATCGCGCACGTAAGTCTCGGCGATCACATCAGCCAGTCGTTGAAGTTGTTCCATCACTCACCCCGCTTAACAGAATCGAGCCCTTTGGCGACCAGTGCGCGGGCAATGGCGTTGATGGTTGGGGCCAATCCGACAGGAGAGTTCTTGCGTTGCTCTTCCTGCATCTCACGAATTGCCTGCATTTGCTGTCTGTCCAACGCGACGGTCATCTGCTCTCTGCTCATTGCCTTACCCCTGATGTTTATACAGTCATCTTTATTGTAATTTATGCAACATAAATGGCAATCATTGCGAAAAATGAAATGACAAGGCATAAAAAAACCCCGCATTGCGGGGTTGTTGACGAGGGTATTTATTAAGCGGGAATGTCTTTGCCACAGAACCGGCACAAAATAGCTTCTTTTTTGATGTCTTCTGCGCAGTAGGGGCATTTTTTTAAATCATTACTCAATGAGTGCCCTGCTTCTATTCTTTTGGAATCTATGGTTGTGGCCTGGTTACCGCCTGGGTTTGTGAAAGCCCAAACAAGCGCAGCAACCCACCCCAGAAAACTCCAGCCAAGAACGATGTTAAGTACCCATATGGCCGTTGAGTTTTTATGCTCCCTTGAGCTGGCAATAATGCCAGGCAACAGGTAAAGCGCAATAGCGATAATTAAGACAACAATATGCCAGACAGACATTTTTCACCCCAAAAGATCAATAATCAGAACATCCTAACATTAACGTAATGCTTTGTGATTGAGTAAATGCATGCCCTGCACATTACGTTATCCTCTCAGTAGAGGCCGCCATTATGTCGGCAGGTCTCCCCGCTTACCTTTTAACCGGAACGCGCTTCCGTTGGGCTGAGCCAGCCCCATCTGTTTCTGTACCGCTCCTGCCGCGCGGCGCACCTCTCCGAAGTCTTCAGCACGCGCTGGAGGCAGCCTGGCGCTGTCGATACACCTCGCCCGGCGCAGGGCCACCCATTCCCGATCTTTCTCATCAGCGCACTGCTCCAGCACGACCAGCCAGCGGTAAGCGGCCCGGCGATACATCCCCTTGCCCTCCAGTTCCTCAGCCAGCAAATCATTTACCCGTTGAATATCAGTCATTGTCTGTACTCCCTCCAACCAGGTTAAGCAGTATGCCGTCCAGCTCGTCACGCCCATCATGACGCTCACTCTGTAGCAGCCATTTCAGCACGTCCACGGCCTCACGCTGGTGGCGGGGCCGGATGGTCGACAGCTTGCCGTCAAGCCAGTCCTCACGGTCGTAGACCTCCTGCCGGTGCTCCGCGCCGTACTGCCACCCCAGTTCTTTGCTGGCGGTGTGGCGCATCTCATAGAGCCAGTTCCAGTATTCGAATTCACGCACCACGTCAGAAAGGGTATGAGGGTCTGGCAGGACGTCGCAAAAGCCGTCATGTGCTGCCTTACGAGCATCTTCAACTGCGAAATACCGATCCGCACCTGATATGGAGCCTTCCTCCTTCTCCTCCGGCGTCATGCCGAAGTCATCACCCACCAGCAGCGCAGACTGTTCAATCAGCAGTTCGGCTGCCACTGGCTCCATCGCGGCATCATAGCTGCCATAATGCGCTCTCACCTGGCGGGCACTGGCGATCCCCTCCTTTGCCCGGCGGAGAAAGTGCTGAGGGTCATCCATAAACATCGTACCGAACGCCACGTTGAACCCATCCACTCCATTGAGTAGCAGCCACTCGCGGTAAAGCCTCTCGGCGTCCTTCGGGTCAATAGTCAGCTTACTGAGAGCTTCCTCAGCGGCGGCAAGGTGCGCAGGCTCGTTCAGTTTGATCACCTCCAGTACCCAGAGATAAGCGTCAGTTTGCTTATGCCCGGTCACCACTTTCTGTTGCGGCAGCGGCTTCACCGTTGCCAGCTCTGTGCTGTGCTGCGGCTCAGGGATGGTAAATAACGCAGCGTGGGCCGGGTTATCATCAAACAGGCCGCTGCGCTTACACACCGCGCGTACCGTGGTGGTTTTAATACCCAACGCACCGGCAATGCGGCCATATCCCAGGCCGCGTCGTTTGAGGCGGATAATCTCCGCCTTTTGCTCTGTCGTCAGGCGCACGCTGATCCCTCCTTTTTTTTCATAGCTGCCAGGGTATCAAGTGCCAGCTTCCGCTGTTCCGGCGTGACCTCTCCCGCTGGTTCGGCCTGCAGATTGAAACGATTACCACCAGCCGCCAGGGCTTTCAGGTAGGCAATGCGCCGGGTGTACATGGCAATAGCGGCCCGCACCTTTCCGGCACCAGTCAGGCTCCGGGCATCCATATCGGCGGCGATCTGCTTATCAATCCCCACCGCCAGCGGACGCGGCGTCGTCAGGCTGAAGACTTCCGGCCAGTGAGTCACCAGCAGTTCCAGCTTTTTGCGGTTGTGCCTGCTCTGCTTTGTGCCTCCTGCTGCGCCTGCGGCCTTCTGCGGGGCTTTCGATGTTGTATTCGCCTCTTTGCCTGCCGCTGCGTTTGCGGTTGCTGTGGGGCGTTTCAGGCGCAATACGGGGCGTTTGTTTTCATTCATCATTCGGCCTCCTCAGAATGGCACCTGATCATCATATGGCGGGGTCTGGTCGTAGTCCTCATAGCCCTGCACGGGTGGTCGCTGCTCCTGCGCGCGGCGCAGCGCGTCGGTTGCCTGCCCCTGCTGACCTTTCTTCCCTCCCGGGCGTGCCGTTCTGGCGCTGATCACACTGTCGGCGATCACCTGATACCCGGTCTGCGTGCCGCCGTCGTTACCCGTCCACTGGTTCACCTGCATATTGCCCGCCACGCTCACCATGTCGCCCTTCTGGTGCTTCGCCAGCGCCTCGGCCTGTTTGCCGAAGGCGGTGACCGCCAGCCAGAAGGTGGCCTCTCCGTTCTCTGCTTTCTGACACGGCAGCGTCACCGCCATGCGGGTAAATGCCATCGGTTTATCGTTGCTGGTGGTGCGGCTCTGCACATCTGCCACCAGCCGCCCGTAAGCTGAAATCTGTGCTGTCATGGGTGAAATCCTCACGCTATAGAGAAAAACCGGCTCGTATTGGGCTGATTTGCGGGATAACCTGGGATAACTTTGGGATAAACTTAAATACATTAACTTACTGTTATATAAGCAATCACTGTCTGTTTATCCCGTTATCCCACTTATCCCAGCCATTTACGCGCGTATACGAGATTTACTGCTGGCTGGATTAGTCCTCTTCCACATCCACCAGAACCACAAACCGCTGTTGCGTGCCGTTGATGCTGATGGTGCGGCTGTCAAGCCTCCCCTTCTCCTTACGAACCAGCATTCCGGCATCCTCCAGCGCCTCACCACCCAGTTTCTTCTGGATGCCACACAGGATCTCCGTCTCGAACACTGACGGGATGATGTGGTACTCCTTGCGCCCGTCCTCCCGGCGGCCGTCAACCAGATACCCGGCAAGGTTCAGGATGCGCTGGGCGTGGGTTTCATCCATGTTGCCGTTTACCTTGCTTGTGGCATAAGGCTGGAACCGTGAAAGGCCGTAGCGCTGAATGAAGTCGCGCGCCCTGGTCACCACCTGATGCTTTTCACGGTTGCCCAGTCCGTAATTCTCCAGCCAGTCGTTAAAGCTCAGGCGAACAGCAGTACTACACTCGCTGGCGCTCCACCCTGTCAGTGGTGCTGAAAGCGCTGCCGCCGCATCCAGCAACGCAAAGCGTGTTGCCACGCGCTTAACCTGCGGGGAGGCTCCCTCCGGCAGGCTCTCCAGCCATTCAGATTCCCGGGTATTTACCATCTGGATGGCAGCCTCTTTGTCAGCGGCCAGCAGCGCGATCCACTCACGCCCCACCGCACCGCAGTAACGTGCCGCCTCCCGTTTAATTGCCCGGGAGTGCTGGTCACCGTCATCCATGCCGTTAAATTCCACGGTATCCACGAACGGCACACTGACCAGGCGCACCAGTTGCCCGGCCTTGGGGCTGATCCCGCTTTTCAGCATGAAGGTTTCAAAATCCTCCTCGCCGGTGCTGAGTGCCGCCACCGTCCAGCGCAGTACTGCACGGTTCCCGCCTTCCCGGGCTCCCTGAACCTTGCCGACGCCGTTAAAGAGCGTGTAGGCGCTGGTGGATACCTGTTTCGCGTCCCCGCCCTGGCCGATCTCGTCAATGGGCAGGAAGCCGTCATTGCGTGAGGCTGCTTCCACCGTCATCCCGTAGGCCGTAGTGAACCAGGAGAGTTTCAGCATGTCCGGTACACCGTAGATACTGGAAGCGGCTTCCACGGTCGTGGTTTTCCCGGCAGAAGACTGCGCGAACAGGTGGATACCGAAGCAGGATCCGCCCGCCAGCGAGTTAAGCGGGGCCGCAAACGCCACCAGCGCACCCAGCATCATTGACTGATTGCCCCGCATCAGCGCTGCCACGTTGTCACGCCACTGCTTAACGTTGCCGCGCACCACGTAGCCCGCCACCGCCGAGGTGCCGCCGCAGAACGCCACAGGCATATCCGGCGTGCCGACAATCTCCCCGTCTGGCATGACGTAAGCGCCGCAGTGCCAGCCGGCGGTCTGGGTGATGGTCCATTGTGTTCGCTCACCCTTTCTCTGCAGGTGATCGCCCAGGATATCGAGCAGAGATTTGCGGGTGGTGATGTTTACCCCACGCGAACGCAGGCGCGCCCAACCGGCAGGCTGGCCCACTTCCCGGCGCGGTACCGCCTCAAACATCACGGCGGCGCTGCCCTCCGGTTTAAGCCGGATCACCAGGTAACTTTCACGTCCGTCCTGACCAATGCCGACGGTTTCCAGCTCGTCACACAGCCAGGTTTCTTTCTCGTCAATTTCGCCGGTGTCTTTGTTGGGTTTTGGTTCCACCCAGTAAAGGCCATTGTGACGGCATGCCACCCAGGGCTTATGTGCGATCTGTTTCTGGCTGGCGCTATCTGTCACGGTCACTTCAGGTAACACAGATACTTCCTCTCCCTGTGGTTGATACAGTGATTCACTGAACGCGGCACGTGTGTCGCAAATGCCGTCGCGCTGGCGCAGATCGTCCCAGTCGGCTTTAAACTCGCCTGCAGGCAGCGCCACCCATCCGGTAACGGCCCGGGCGGCTTTCTCTGCACTAATGCGCCCGGTGTTCACCTTCAGTTTGCCCCGGCCATCCTTCTCGCCAGGTGCATGCCAGTCGTTATCCGCCGCAATGATGATTTGCGCCTCCGGGTACCGGCTTCGCATCGCCACCGCCACCGGCTTCAGGTTTCCGGCATTAATCGCGGCCACCGTCAGCGCATCCGGGCGGAGCTGGTGGGTAGTCAGGGCCGTTGCCAGCCCCTCGGCAATAATCACCGCCTGAGGCTCCGGCAGCGGAGTCTCTTCAGGCACGTTCACGGCATGCCACGCACCGGTAAGGACAGAGCCTGAAATAAGGCGCTTTCCGCCGTCAGGCGCGATGATTTGAACGGCCGTGGTGGTACCGGCGCTGCCCATCAGAGTCAGCATCAGGGAGCCATCCGGCAGAACGGGGAAAGTAAAGCCTCCCAGGCCACGCGAAGTGAGGTAAGCAGGCTCCCCCGGCAGCGCCTGGGCGATTAGTTTGTTCAGGCTGGCAGCGAACCGCGCCGCCATGTCCCGACGTTCTGTAGCCTGCTGCTGCTCACGTTCGGCCCGGCGCTGCGCCAGCTGTGATACATCCTCTCCGGTTGATTTGTGCAGGGTCTGTACATCCATCCCCAGCACATCAGCCACCAGCAGCGCGGCACGTGTTGTGTCGCAGTTATTGACCTTTTTCACCAGCTCCAGTCCGTCACCGGCCCCGCAGACGTTACAGAAGTGTGCTCCGCGCCCGTCGTCGTCAAACCGGAAGCGGTCATTACCACCGCATGCCGGGCATGGTACTTGCGCACGCGGCGAGGCGGGTACGTCGATAGCCAGCAGGGAAAGCACATCAGGCCAGCGACCGGCAGCGGCATCCGCTACCTGGCGGATCATGTCGATATTACGCATTACCCCTCCCGGCAACGGTCGCGCCCATATCCGCAGTCATGCTTTGCCATATCTCAATACCGGCAGGCGTCAGACCGTCAGCATTTACGCAACGGCCCAGTAGCTCAATGCCAATGCCCTCCCATTGCCCGTGCGGGTATTGCTCTTTTAGTGCCTCCAGCGCGAAGCCGTCGAGTAAGTCCCGGACACCTTTAACGCCACCGGCAATCTCAACGCGGATTGGCTGGCTGCCAGCGTCAATCATGAAATGGCCGCCGCTGGTGGTGGTAATATGCTGGTACAGTGCCGCCGCGTACTGGTTTGCCAGCGCATTCAGACGGAAATTTTTGGTGATCATGTCGCCTCCCTTAGTGCGCGATCGGCGCTGCTGGCATACCTTCGGTATTCAGCATTTCAATAAACCCGTCGTGAAGCATTGCCAGTCCTTCACGCCCCATCTGCGACAGGCGCAGGGCCCCACTACATGGATCCACCTCGGTCATGCCCTGATACATCTTCACAGCCAGCGGCAGGCCCGTTTCCACGCCATACTTTTCAATTGCCAGCGCCTCGATATGGCTTGCCAGTGAGAATCGTTCCGTCGCTGGATAGACGCTCAGGCCACCCTGTTCTCCGGCATAAATAACCGCCCGATCAGTTCCGCCGTCCTCGTTAGCCACCTCCACGGTACCGTTGGCGCGCTGCTGCTCAGAAATAAACAGGCAGGCCACAATCCAGCGCCAGGTAAGCGCCATTTGTTCATCGGTAGGACTGAACCAGCCGCGGGTTTCACCAAGCTGGATCTCCGCCGCCAGGCGCAGGCCGTCACCCAGCGAGGTATCAAAGCGTCCGGCATCAAGCTGCCGGATAGCGGTGGTGTAGCCCACCAGCCGGTTATCAAGCCGGATACCGTCCGGCGTTGACTCAATGCTGGTAAAGTCGGGATTGCCTGACTTTTCAGGAAATGACAGTACGTTGCTCATGCCTTGCCCTCCCGGTGTTCTCGCATCACGTAATCAGCTAACTGCTCCTCCGCCTCATCCATTGCCTCCGGGACGCCATGCAACAGCGTGAGAACAGAACCGATGAGACGAGGCAGATCGGGATGGGAGTCTTTGGTGGTAATTTCCAGCCACATGGATAAGACGGCCTGCGCCTGCTCAACCTGACGGGCGGCATCGATAAGCTGTAAATGGCTCATACATCACCCTCGGCATCAATGCGTGTTATATCAACCAGGGTCAGCACTTTATCCAGCCAGCAATAAAGCTCCTGGCCCTTTTCTTTATCGAGAGAGGGAAGAAGTTCAGTCATGATGTAAACCAGCCCGGCACGGGTGCGGGTCATGCGCTCAACAGTTCGATTTGCCTGTGTGGATGTGGCGGAGCAACCATGCAAACGGCCAAGCATGACTTCGGCTGCTAAATCTGCCGGATGGCGATAAAGGATATCGATTTTCATGCTTCCCCCTCCATAATCGCCAGTTCAGCGCGCGCTTTATTGACCAGACCTGAGCAGGCATCAATGGCGTCGGAAATATCGCAGGGCTCCATGCTTTCGGTTGCATGGCTGATGGCGATCAGCACAGCAGATGCCTGTTCGATGGATTGCATGGCTGTCGCAATGCGGGATTTATGTGAAGGCTTACTCATGAGCCACCTCCGGCAGTACGTGACCTTCCAGCAGGCAATGTAAATCGCGGGCGTAAACTTCGAACAGGGAGATGAGGACAGCCAGGTATTCATCCCGGTTGTCAGCGTTGCCTTTCAGCACTTCATCCATCAGCAATGCCAATGAAATGAGGTTGGCCGAATGACCAGATGGATCGTGAGGGAGGTCGTAGGTCTTAATCATGACGCACCTCCTGCACAGAGATGCGGCCTGCGAAAAAACAGACGTGATCACGCACCAGAGAGCGACGAGCATCACGCTCAGTCTCAGCAGCAACATGGTGGAGAACAGGTTTGATTGTCGGACAATCGCGACGAACTGCGGCGATAATCCAGATAAATTGCGGATTTTGGGTAGGGGTAGTAGCCAACATGTGGCAGCCTCCTTGTACTGGGAATAAATCCCACCACCGGAAACGCCAATTTCACTGGTGGTGAGCTGAACAGGGTTGGCGTAACCGGCGTACAAGGTAACCGGCGCGGATTTCTCCGCCCCCATCCAGCCCACCATTACTTCGCGAGCGACACGGAAAATAGCCGTATCGCCGAAAAAAGGGTGTGAAGATGCGAGGACACAAAAAAAGACGCTCGGCGCGTCATGTGTCGCCTTGTACTTTACCAGGACGCCAATCCTGGCACCAGATTTTGCTGGTGCGCTATAACCATAAACCTGGTCAGGGGCGAACGGCAAGCCCTTTTTGTGCAGAGGGTGCAAAACTTGATTCACTTCATTAGTCATTTACGTTGCCCTCAACTTCCGGCAGCTGCGGCTGGTGCTCTCGCCAGAGCTGTGCTTCTTCACGGCTCAGTTGCTCCTTCTCTTTACGGCATGCCTGCAGTGCATGGCCGCGCTTACTGGCCTTGCGGATGTACTGAGTTTTGCGGCGGGTGAAGTCGTTCAGGAACGCGAACGGCACACCATAGGACCCCGTTTTACGAATGGATGGGATCACCTGGCGGAATACCCAATTAGTGAACCGGTGAGCAAGCGTGCCCGGCGCGGTGGCCTTGCGGCTGCGGGCGATCAGTTTGTAGAAACCGGACTCTGCAACCATGTTCCAACTGCGCGCACCACCACGTTTACCAGAATGACCCTCGGTTAAAGTTAGGGTCATTACTTCATCGCTATCCAGAGCGGACACCGCTTCGGTGGTATTACTGATTTCAAGCGCCCG